TTTGCATTTTTCATTTCGTCAAGTTCTTCTTGTAAGAAGTTAATACGAAACTCAAGAAACTTTTGCAATTTTTCTTTATCAAACTTTTCAACGACTTCACGCACACCATATTTAGTATGCATGTTTTCCATATCCCAAACCCAATTTCTACTCATTATATTTCTCCAAATAATTAATATTATACCACACTTTTGTTTTTTTGTACACTATGCAAAGAAGTCTTCTAGCGTTGCAACAGGTTCTGCTTTCCATCCAATAGCTTCAATGATACCTTTTGCTGGCTCAAGAAAAGCTTTCTCAAACTGAGTATCATTATCGATAAACTTTTCTAGTTTAAACTCGGGTGGTAATACATCAATGAAAGCAATAACGTTTTCTTTAATAGGATTATTAGGATACAAATGAATGTACTTAATCTTTTCACCGTCTTTAATTGGTGAATAAGTTTTTAATCCAAACTTCTTAAGCATCATATTATAAAGAATAGCCGCTCGAGAATTGATTGGTGTACCCTTCTTATAAATTGTATCTTTATCCATGTATTCCTTTACCGACGAAACAGAACGTGGGAAAGCTTTCTCTTCTGGCGGTAAAGAATCAAATCTTTGTCGATAATCGCGGATAAATGCTTGAGTCTCAGTTTCCGTACCGGAGATGAGAACTTTAAACAATTGTTCAAAAGCCTCGCGGCACGTACTAGGTGTAGAGGACTTGATCGCTTCAATCCCCATGATCTTAAGCTTTGGATTTGCATAACGAACTCCTTCATTATCAAGTACATTTAAAATATAACGTTTCTTAGCAACCCAAATAGCACGATCAGCAATAGCTTCTCGTTTCATGCTAATACGTTTCTTATGAACATTAAGAGAATCAGATAACTCATCAAAAGATTTACTTAAAACTGATTCAAGTGCATCACCACAAAGTTTATCTAAGAAGTTAGTAATCTTATCTTTATCTGTTAACTTAGTAGATTTTACAACATCATTAAGAGCAACATATACTGAGTCAGTATCAATTGCAAGAACATAATCTTTTTGTTTTTGATTCTTTAATGCTTTGTTCAAATATTCATTAACATGCTTTTCAGCCCAGCGAATAATCATTTGACCAGATAATGTAATACCTTCTGCAATTTCCATTGTAAAGTAACGGAAGTACTTATTACCTAGTGCACCATAAAGAGAGTTCAAAAGAATTTTAACAGCTGTTTGTTGATTTTCATATCGAGCAATATCGCGTTCAATACGATATACCTCTTGCTTATTAGATTTATCAGATGCTTCTAATTCTTTCTTTGAAGAAATCATTAGCTTTTTAATTGCAACGCGTTCATCATACATTTCTTCAATGATCTTAGGCATGAATCCTTGCTTCTCATTAGAGAACATTTGACCTGAGCCACATACACCAGCATTCTCATTAATCTCTGGTTTATAACCTTCAAGGATAGAATCTGGACTTACACGAGTATCAGCACGGCCTTTCATAATTGTTTCAGGGCTCATGTTCCACTGAACAATAATGTTAGGATAAAGTGAGTTAACATCAAAAGATGCAACCCAATCATGCACACCGCATTGAGGTTCTTTTACATAACCACCAGCATAATCAGTTTTAAATGATTCTTTATTAGGTGGTACAATAATGTTTTGCTTTAGAAGATAACGATAGATGAGAGTATCCCAAATACCAGTAGTACCAAATGTATCATTAAAGTTTACACCAGCCTTATAAGCTATAGTAAAGCATAGTTCCATTAGACCAGTTTTATCATTAATGCGATCAACAAGATCTACGTCACGAATATTATAGTCAATAAACTTTTGGTGATCAGTTGTATAAAGCGTATGTAGGTTACCATCAAATTCTAATTTACGTTCACCGAGTACAACATATGCAATGTGATCAAGACGATAAGATTCTTGAGCACCATATGAGTATCCAAACTTTTTAAATAAGTCAAGATAATCAATTTGAGAAATACCCATGATGTCATACATTTGAACTTGTTTCTTCATCATAGTAACTTGCTTTTCTTCAACCTTGCCCCAAGGTGAAAGTAAGTTATGTTTATCATCGTCAAACAAACGACGACAACGGTTAATGATGTATGGAATATCAAATGTACGCATATTCCAACCAGTAATTACGTCAGGAAGATTTGCTGGAGTATTCCAATGAGCTAAGAATCTACGAAGTAACTCATTTTCAGTTGCGCACTTTACGTAAATAACACGATTGTTTTTCATAATCGATTTACTTACATCATAATCACCAAGGCCCCAAACATAAAACGTATTGTCAATGTTATTTTTAATAGCGATTGAGATGATTGGATATTTAGCTTCTTCTGGCTCAGGGAAACCTTCGTCTGATTGTACCTCAATATCGATATTAGTTACATTGATAAGAGTTTGATCAAATTGAATTTCATTAGGCCAGTGCTCACCAACATATTGTGCAATGTAATTGGTGTTACCATAGATTTCAAAGTTAGCTACATCTTTATAGCGTTCCATAAACTCTTTAGCTTCACGCATTGATTCCAGTTTTACTGGTTCAACGAATTTACCATCAAGAGATTTGAAAGATGTAGGTTTTTCTACTGGGACATATAACGTAGGTGAAAAGGGAACTTTAACAGACATGCGGCGTCCGTCTTTGTACCCACGATATAAGATATTGTTGCCGTAGCGTTGTAGTGAAGTATAGAATTCCATAGCTTTTATTATATCACAAAAATAACCCGTTGTACACAGATTATTTCGGCATAATATTAGCTATTTCAATTCCACTTCCAAACATACGACTATAGTTATTACGTAGATCAGGTGATGGCTCATATTCAAGCATTACCTTATCATCACGTAAAGTTACTTTATTAAATTCTGCATACGGAATAAATGGCATTAGTGCAACACCATACGATGTTCCGTTTTGTTGAGGAACTAAATGAATTGCTGCAGGATTTTTAATTTGAATACCATGTTGATCTTGTTCAACATCACCCATGATATCTTGTCCATTAATCAATTGAAAGCACTTAATCATAATTCACCTTTTTCGATAACATATTCTATAAACATATTTGCTTCATATTCATTTCTTAAGTATTGCACATAGAAATTAAATGTAGCTTCATTAAACATTATGACTAAAATAGTATCTTTAAAAAGACTAGCTTGTATAAGCCAATCTTCTCTTTTAATAGGACCTAAAGATATTAGTTTATGTTTAGCCATAAAGTATATAGGGAGACCGAAGTCTCCCATTTTTTAAGATTTAGGCTTGGTATCCTTTGGAGGATTTAACCATTCCCAATCATCATCTGTCATTGGAATCCAGTTTAGCATTTGCATTCTCCACTTCCAAGCATAATATGTTTTGCTGCTTCAGTTTGTCCTTGTCTAACAAGAACACCTGCTGCTCTAGCTCTACCCATAGAGTCTAAAATACAAAACATTACGCAAAAAGCTTTTTTGATTAGTTTCATTCTGCGTCTTCCACTAAAAATTCTGGATTGTTTTTTGCAAATTCAGTAACTGTAGATGGTTCATCCTGAACTTCAATTTTCTTTGGTTTCTTGTGCTCAGGGATAATCTTTTCAAGAGCAATCTTAAGCATACCATTTACTAGTTCTGCGTTCTTAACTTCAACTTGATCGCTAAGAGCAAACATACGTGTAAATGCACGATTTGCAATACCTTGGAAAAGATACTTATCAGCAACTTCATTATCATCTTGACTAAAGCCTTTAATGATAAGTTTGTCATCATCAATAGTAATATCAATATTTGACTTAGTAAAACCAGCAACAGCAAGTTCAATACTATAAGTATTTTCACCAGTCTTTTTGATATTATATGGAGGATAGTTAGGAATGTGTTTTGTCAAGTCATCATGCATTTTAGCAAGACGATTGAATTGGTCGTCGAATCCAACAAAGAATTTGTCAAAATCTTTACCTAGTGTTCCAAATGCGTATGGAAATGTTACTTGTGACATAATAGTCTCCTTAATTAAGCGAGTTTATAAAAGTGATTACCCATTAGGCATAATCATTATGCTGGTTACGGGATCCAGCGATGTCGTGCGTCACATCCGCTTTAAAACGCTTCGTACCATAGCGGTCCTAAGGTGAAGCCTTAAAAATCTTTACGTGTATTTCCAATGTTATACTTAGGGCAGAGTTCCCATTCATGGCGCTCTTTATGAGAGATTACTTTAATCTGTCTTAAAGGTGCTCTGTCTCTAGCTTGTTCATTGTTATTTATTGTTACAAGACCCCAGTCTGCTAGCAGCACTGCAATCGTGTTACGTCTCTGTACATCATTCTCTGTGATGGTTGAAGGTTTTCCATCCAACACAAATAATTCTTTAAAATGAACGATAAAATATCTACCTTGCTTATGCAAAATATGACATGATTGGTATAGTTTTTTGTCTTTACGTGATGCTACACCAATGCGCGTTAATGTCTCTCTTACTTTAAGAAAGTCATCTGGCTCGTTTAGGGTAACTTCCAACATGCTTGCTGGAGTCCACTCGACGCTCTTTTCGTTATTTTCCACCTTTGAAAATCCTTTGTCTCAATTGTCCCATTTGATCGTCATTGAGTAAAGGTAGAACTTGTCGAGCTTTTTCATTGCTGTAACCATAATACTCTTTGACGACTTCCAAATCATCAGAAGATAAAGGTTTAGCCCATTTAGCAAACCTTTTTTTCTTCCTAACTGTATTTATAAGAAAGTCGTTTTGAAGCTTTTTATCAAGATGTGCTCGTTGATTCATCTCGTTAGCTAACAAAACAGTATCATAATGATACGACAAAGTTCTATTAATCATAAATGGATTATAGCCTTTTTCGCTAATATCATCTACAATTAAGTTTTCCTTGCTATCACATATAGCATTTACATAATCAAATGGATTCATCACCAATGCCTAATAACGCCTGCAACAATAAAAATATTTGTAAGAATATAACAAGCCACAATAAGAGTACGTACGATTGCAATTTTATCTGCTTCATCATCAGTAGCTCCTGCTTTTTCACCTAGAGCCTTAGCCCAGACGCGCCAAAGTCTCTTCATTCTTCCACTTTTCTGCAGCATCATCAGCTTCTTCTTTTGTTTTAAAGATTCCAACTGCGGGTAGTAATTCATAATTGTTATCTATAAAATCTACAAACCAATATTCATTTTGTTTATATACTCTAGCTGTATTCATTTCCACTCCGAATTGGCCATGATCTCTGTCATACATGCAACAACATTAAGCTCATGATCAGCAACAAATGCATTCTTATATTGATAGTCTGCAAGAATTAGAATAACTTGAGGGATTGATTGCGGTTGAAGATGCTCATTAAGATTGTCATAAACTTTACGGAAGATTGCATGTGGTTCAGTATCAATATTATTGACAACCCATTCACGCATACTCTTAAAGTTTTTAGCTTTAAGTGCAGACATAAGATCTTTAATAGATTTGTCATTAAGTGAAACTAAGATACCTTCATCAATAGATCCACCAATACTATATCGCTGAGCTTCGTTTAAAACACGTCGCCAATCTGGAGCATGTTTCATAATGAGTTCAGCTAATACTGCTTCTTCAAATGAAACATTTTCTTGAGTAAGAATAAACTTTAAGCGATTCATAAACTGACCACATAAGTTTGCAAGAATCTTCTTATCAAACTTAAAGTCAATTACACCACAACGAGAATGAAGTGGTTCAATAATACGATTCTTAAAGTTACATGTTAGAATGAATCGGCAGTTGTTTGCGAATTCTTCAATGAAACCACGAAGAGCTGGTTGTGTTGATTGAGGATTTAAATAATCTGCCTCATCAAGGATAACACATTTATATCCACCTGTTAGCGAAACAGTAGAGGCAAATTGACGAATCTTTGTACGAAGAGTATCGATGTTACCTTCTTCAGATCCGTTAATGACAATATAGTCAATGCCAAGTTGCTCACATAGAGCTCGAGCGACTGTAGTCTTACCAAGACCAGCAGTACCAGTAAACATTAGATTAGGTAGTTCACCACTATCTACAATTTGCTGAAAGGTATCTTTTAACTGTTTTGGAAGAATACAGTCCTCGATAGTCTTTGGCCTATATTTTTCTACCCATAAAAATTGATCTTGCATTCACAAACTCCATCATAAAAATATATTATATCACAAATCAATTGTTAGTTGTAAGAGCTTCGTATAAATGTTCTACTTCGCTTTGTTCTTCTTTCATTTGATTAAAGTTTTGCTTATGATAAATCTTTGCCAAAGTACGTGTGTATTTTGGTGGCAATTCGAATTTATCTTTTACTGCTTTAAGTGTTTCTGAAATAAGATCACGTTCTGCTTCCATACGTGTCATTGAGTTACTAATTTCACGCAATGCATCATATACTGCTTTACGATCTGCTGGATTACTGAGCTTCTGCGCTAGTAGACTCATTTGGTTGCTCCTTGTTTGCTTCAACTTGTTTTACAAATTCTACGATACGTTCACGCAAATCGCCAACTGGTTTTAGATCTGCACCTTTAAAAATACCTTTTTCTGATCCTAAGTCAATGATCTTTACAACCATTGCTAGATCATTTACATTTAATGTTGCCATAATTAAGCCTCGTATGTTGAAGTTTTTTCAAGAGCAATCCAATATTCAATTGGAAGTGTTTTATGCTTGAAATGCGAAATAAGTTTACCAGAGATTGAAACATCATAATCACCTGGAAGAATCTTAAAGTTTGATACATCAAAATGGAACTTAAATGTATGGCCATTGCCTTGACCATCTACTTCAGTACCATAAGAATTAGATGTTGAATTTTTTGGATCTTTAACTCGTACTATAATTTCAGTACCTTGGCTTTCAACTGAAACAGTATTAACGCTAAGTAATGAAGTAGCTTTACGAAGTGAAGCAAGTGTATCAGCAGTTAGTGTAAAGGTAACATCAATAGCTGGCATTGCAACATCTTTTTGAGGATAAGTTAATGAAGACTCATCAGAAAAGAAATACGTAAGAGATGATTTACCTTCAGATAGTGTAGCACTTTTACCATCTGAGCCGAATGTAAATGAAGGATTTGTGAAAAGACTTAGCGATGATAAAAAATCGTTTAGATCATAAATGCCAAAGTCTTGAGGAATTGATTCTGTGATAGTTGCTTTGGCTACAATGTTTTTAGCTTCAGCAATTGTTTTAATTTCGTTGCCAGCACGAAAAACAATGTTCGGTTGAATTGCCGCAAAGTTTTTCAAAACTGCAAGAGTATCGTTCGAAAGATTCATAATTTAGTCCACCTTAAAAATAATATAGTATTATTATATATCAACTTATTTGTCGTTGACACTATATTTTACATCATGTTCATATAAAAACATTAAACAACAAAGCGCATGCGCAAGATGATTTTTTCCAGATTCTGAATCATTTTGCTCGCCTTCTTTCCAAGCCCACATATGTCTCATAGCTGCGTCAAAATAACGTCGCTTAGATTCTGGTACATGTTTCCAATTATCCGGTTCATACTTCTCAGCACCAAATGTAAGAATTTCAACAGTTGCCTTTAGTGCTAATGGAGGAAGTAGACCATATTGCAATTTGCCACCATCAAACTTACGGCCACCAGTTGTTGCATTTTGCGATGCTTTAATAAGATCTTTTTTATTTGTCATAGCAATCTCCAAAGAAAAAAAGACTACGAGGGGAGGTGTCCAATCTCCCTCGTAGTCTACGCTCTCAGTTTAACGTGAGAAAACGTCTGCACCAACCATACGGCTAGCAATTGCTACCATACGACGGCTTGGAGTTCCCATACGGAACTTGGTAGAAGTTTCACCAGTGTAAAGCTTAGTGGTATTGCCATAAATGCAATGACCAGCTTCACGTAGGTTACGGATCGCAGAGTA